CTTCCAAGGAGTTGAACGACTATATCGTCCGCTTCCTGGATCAGGTGACCGACTTCATGATCGAGAAAGGGCACGAGACCTTGCTTAAGCAGTTCCAGGGCATCGTGATAGACCTGGCCGACTACTTGAGGACAAGAAATGGATAGATTTACAACCACGGACATGGTTGCCTCCAAGCCTACCCTCCAAACCCTCCAAACAGGGGAGTCGTCGCCTCCGGCTCCCCTGATCCTTCCGGCCTACCCTAAGCCTCCGGACACAGGTTATGTCTAAGAAGTTCATTCAGCGGCATAACAAGGCTCTGACGGAGATCGCATCCAAAACGATCTCCGTCTTGCCTTTTATAGACGATAATCCAGAAGCTAAGGCTGAGCGGATAAAGCGTATCACAGCAGATGGATGGGATGCCTTCTCGTTCTTCTGCCATACCTATTTTCCGCATATCTTCCCCCTACCTTTTTGCCCAGCGCATGAGACTATGTTCGATGAGACTGATAAGGGCTCAGGCATCATCGGAATCACAGGTTTTCGTGGGCTGGGCAAAACGGTTCTCATGGGAGTGGTCTATCCGATCTGGAGGATCATCAAAGGTGAGCGCTATGTGATCCATACAGCCGCAGATGTAGATCTGGCACAGGAACGCACAGCGTTCACCTTGCATGAACTGCAGAACAATAAGCGGCTCACGATGGACTATCCTGAGCTGCAGCCTGTGGATGCCTTCGATCTCGACTTCTACCTCAAGAACAGGGCAAGAATCAGAGCACGTTCAATCAAGCAGAGCCATCGTGGAACTATCAATCCCAAGACTGCTAAGCGACCCGGACTGATCGTCTGTGATGATATCGATAAAGAAGAGAACATGGGTAACCAGTCCATCGGTAAGAGACGCATGGAGAAGATCACCCAGGAGCTTGCCGGAGCTCTCTCACCCGAGGGAAATGGCAAGATCGTCTGGCTCGGTAACCTGGTACATCCCAATTACTCCATCTGTCAGTTTCAGGAGCTCATATTAGGCGATTTACGGGCAGATAATCCTGAATTGGACGTTACCTACCAGATTGCATTAAAGACCCACCAAAAAGCGATATTGCGCTTCTCTCTCGAAGATATGCATGGCAAGTCCATCTGGGAGGAGCAGTACCCTACTGCTTCTCTTCCTAACCTGCGAGCCAAGTTCGGGCATACCGGATATCAGAGGGAGATGCTTGGACAGCCGGTCATCGAGGGAAACATCTTCAAGAACCACTGGTTCGCCAAGTATAGAACACTTCCTGACCCGTCCAAGATGAAGCGAGTCTGGCTTTATGCTGATCCTGCCTGGGGCGAGAAGGGCTGTTACAAGGCTGTTATCTCCATAGGCTGTGATGGTAACAGGTTCTATGTGCTTCATGTCTGGATACGTCAGACTGAGAACACCAAGTTCTTCAGATACTACTATGATGCTTATCAGGAATTGGATCGAATCTACAGGGTTAAAGCCAGAGCAGCCTGTGAAACCACCTACGGACAAGCTCGTATCCTGGCTGACTTCGACAGATGGGCTACCGATAACCATCTGCCACCCATCAGTCACAGAATCAAGCGGGTCGATAACAAGGATAACAAGAACCTGCGCATCGAAAGAACCGAGACCATTATCGAGACTGCCAAGGTGCTCTTTCCGGAAGGGCAGGATACACCCACCCTGATCTCCCAGTTCCTTACCTATCCTGATGGCTATATCGATGGCTGTGATGCTCTGGCTGGATGTCTGGAGAGGTTCTCTGAGTATGACATCGGCAGAAACAGAGTCAAGGTCCGGAGGTTCAGCTTCTGATGAACTACTACGATAAGCTCATGCTTGAGTATTACAGGGTCCTCAACAATGCCTGGAAAACAGAGATCAGGGATGCTGCCAAGCTTGCCATCCAGATGTTGAGTGACATGCCACGAACCGAGAAGATCAACAAGGACTCCATAGATAAGCTTATGGGCATCATCAATACTCAGTTGGGGGATGACTTCGCAGCACTGGTCAATGAGCCCACCAAGGCGATAATAGACCGCTGTGTGCGGCTTGGACTGAGGGACACCCAAGTGCAAGCCCCCACCAAGTCCAGTATCGGGCTCTGGGGCATAGACGATCAGCATCTCTCCTCAACTATCCAGAAACAGCAGTTGTTCTGGATCGGGAACCACTTTGAGGCAGATGTCAGGCAGAACTTCGCAGACACCCTCTCCAAAGCCATCGAGCAGGGCTATACCAAAGAGATGCTTGCCGATACTCTCAAAGACCAGTTCAATGACATCGCCAACCGATCATCCCATTACTGGCAGGGACTCGCAGAACATACAGCCCTCAGAATACGAGAGTTCGGAAGGCTGCAAGGTTACAAGAAAGCCAAAGCCAAATACTACAAGCTCGTAGTGATCCTGGATGACCGCACCAGCGACATCTGCCGGGCTCTGGCTGCCCAAGACAAGGTCTATCCCCTAAACGATGCCCTGGAAGCGATGGATAACCTCATGGCTCTGGATACCAAGTCAAACAGCCTGGATGATGCCCGGGATTACATCAAAGCCCTGGCACCTTGGATCAAAGAAGATCAAATCGAATACGACTCACAAATGAACCCGGTAGGAGTCTCCGGAGTGCATACACCCTTTCCACCGTTTCACTGGAAGTGTAGGACAACGACAGAATTGGTTTAAAGGTTTATTTCTTAGAGAATGTACTCCTCTAATTTTCGACTTCGATTATGTACACTGCTGGCTTGAACTTCTCCACCAAAGATGAAAGTGAACTGCTGGTCTGTGTGGATTTGCTGATTCTTACATCGTCGCTAAGAAGGCCGATTAAATTGTTAAGATAAGATGCTTTTACGGCATAGGAGACATTCTCCGCCTGTGAAATCTTTGCATTTACCACACCTATCACGTTACCTGATGAATTGAACAGGGGTCCACCACTATTGCCAGGTTGAGCTGGAGCACTGAATTGATAACTGGAGACGTCGCCTTTGTATCCTGTAACAGAGCTGATAATGCCATTTGTGACTTTGATCTCATTGCCCATAACTTGAGTGAGTGGATAACCCATACAAAACACTGACTCTCCCGTTTTATTCAAAGCTTCGTCAAATCCGTATGGTAATGAACTGCTATACCCCAACGACAAACCACTGACTTTCAGAATGCATAAGTCATTATTAACGTCAGAAATAGCTACAGTTGCAGGTAACCTCGTTTTTGTTCTGTTATTATCGATAACATAGATCTTTTTTGCTCCCTGGACTACGTGATTACATGTAACTATGTACCCCTTTGTGCTAATAAGAAATCCTGAACCCGTGCTCGATACTACGCCATAATCTATCTCAACAGAACCCTTAGGGTAAGTCTTTATGTATGTCGACTCTAGTTTTGATCTTGAATTCCACGGAATATAGGAAACATTAAATGCCCCGCTGTTACTAAATGTCAACTCTGCAGGAGTGCTATACTTATCAAGAGTAACCCAATCCCCAAGAAACACGCCCTGGTACGCAGCAGTGTCAAAAACCCCAATAACATCACCTTCCTTCCAACTTCTCGAAAAGTTAACTCCAGATAAATATGTCATGTAATATTTACCATCTGAACCTTGATAAAAACCAACCTTAAACTTGTAATTATTATCTGCTGTTATTGACTGGTAAATACCTTCATACTGCTGTACAGTCTTACCTGTTAACCTTGTTTTCAAATCAATCTCAGTTAACCCGGATTGTACGATCTGACCAACAAATGACTTTCCTGGACCCCAGTCAAGATTATAGGCATCGGCTTCTAATCTGTGGTCAAATCCCATCCATGGGTCCGTATAAAATGCAGTAACTTTTAAGAAATTCCCGCCCAGTTTTCTACATTCTACTACAGCATAGTCATAGCAGTTCGATTCCAGGATGTTTTGAACCGTCACCTTCCCTAAGAAATCCATAAATGGCCGATAATTTTCTGGAATCTCTTTGTCAACATCGTATATAAATACATTTTCAAAACGGTCTCTAGATGGAAGTTGCTTTGTGGGCTGTGTTTTAATCAATTCGTTCGCATAACATCCCCACATGAGGATAGCTGCAATCATTAGCATAGTATATCCTAAGAATAACTTCATTATCGTACTCCTCATACATCTTTAGTAGTTTTAAACCATGTTTTCGATTTCCTTTCGAATTTCGTCTCTCCACGTTTTATAATTCCATGTGATGCGAATAACACCATTAAGATCTGAAGGGATTTCCGCATCATTACTGTGAAGAATGATAAGTTTCTTTCTTTTTAATTTGCTCCAAAAATATCCTGTTTCTAGCATGACATTCTGCCTGGCCCTATTGTTTAATACATTATCTCCTTTCTTACAACCCTGATCGTCACCAGTCCAAAGGCAGATTGCAAAGTCCACTGTTTCTGCAAAGTATTCAAACTTCTCAGTTACTGTATCGCCTCTGCTTGGCTGTTCATGTAGTATTATTGGTGTAATACCAAGTTCGATTAGATATTTTTTTAATTCATTACGTCTATAAGTATCTTGGCCGTGTACAATAAAACACTTAAGACCGCGGGAGAGTTTGCCAGAATACTTGTTAATCATTTGCTCCTTATTCTTGTTTGTTATAGCACCTATTTTCTTCCAACCCTTTTCAGTAAGTTTACATTTTCTAAGGGTTTGGTTATCACTAACTTGAAGCTGTATGAACTTTAATTCTACGCCAAACTGTAAAATGGTGTCCAATTCTAATACACTTCTGGCATATATAAGAGGGTAGTCATATACAGGAATGACAAAGTCTTTTGTAATATCATGATTTCTTTTGTGCAAATAAATGAGCAGTAGGTCAACTTTTTCAAGTGGGTTTTCTGGCTCAATAACGGTTTTCTTTAATTCTGGGATGGTTTCGTGATCAATATAAACTTCTTTTTTTATCTTCTCATACTCCATTCTTATGGCAATGCTGAGAATTGGATCAGCAGTTTTTCTGGCGGAATTATGACTCTTTCCCAAACCATATTTTGAATTTACACGCCATCCGAACAACTGATACTTTCCACAATACTGGCAGTAAATATGATGAATATTGCCATAGTCTTCCGTTCTTACGCTTTGATCTTTGAGATCATTCTTACAGATTGGGCAATGATTAAGCCGGTGCTCCATCCGAATCTCCTTTACCGGTATCTGTTACTTGTGATTGATACGTCACTCCAAACATTGTCTCCTGCAGCCACTTCTTAAATGACTGATTATCGCTATACTGTTTGAACAGCTCCGTGTGATCTGCCAGGAATGATATAATGATCTCCTGTAGGGCTTTATCGTGTTCAAAACGGGCATTCTGCCGATCGTTGTTTTTTATGGCGTTCTGATATGCTTGGTTGTTTCTGAGCTTATCCGGGATCTCTATGGTGATCAGCTTTCGTATCTTATCTTCGTCATTCCATTCGATATTGCCGAAGAGCTCATTGAACTGCTTCAATATATTAGAAAGAAAGTCCAGCTCCGGCTCCGCTTTGCCCCCTCCGCCTTGAGGGTTAAAGGGCTGCAATTCGGCGTCATCATCATCCAGTTTCAGTCGCAGGGGTGTGAGCTTTTCCACCCGATAGCTGTCCATATCAATGGCTTCCAAAATGCCTTGAGCAAGGTCATCTTCAATTGGAGCGGGAAGCTTGGGAATCAGAAACGTGAGGAAAGTGGAAAGCTTCTCCCACTCTGCGCTATTGAAAGGCAATATTGCTGAGAGATAGTTGTAGGCTCTGGTAAAGGCTTTAGCTTTGCCTTTGAAGTCCACCTGTTGATCCTCATCCAGATCATCAGTGTAGATCTTCACACAGCTGTCCAATATCGGGTCCAGCCTATCCCGATTGGCACCCTCGTAGAAGAACTGCACCAATTGATCTATGTCGCTTTGAGTATATACCTGTGCACCATCCAAAGCGGCTTTGAGGTCGTGCAGTTTGTCGGGATCTGTTTCATCTGCCAGGATAGTAGTCTTGTAATAATCCTGAAATGCTTTGTTGATGGTGTCCTGATCGTTCACGAAGTCCAGGATGAAGGTATCGTGTTTTTGCGGATGTGCTCTGTTCAGTCGAGAAAGAGTTTGCACAGCTTTGATGCCGGAAAGGGTCTTATCCACATACATGGTATGCAGCAGCGGCTCATCATATCCTGTTTGAAACTTATCAGCCACGATGAGAAAGCGGTAGGGATCTTCTTTGAATCTTTCAGCTATCTTAGCGCTAGGCAGCCCGTTCAGACTGGCTTCGGTTACTTTCTGCTTATCCAGCAGATGCTCACCGGAAAACGCCACCAAGGCTTTATATGGGCTTTTTCGCTCCAATAGATACGCGCCAAATGCCTGATAATAATCAATTGCTCGTCTGATCCCATTGGTGATCACCATAGCTCTGGCTTTACCGCCAATCTTGCCGCTACCGATCACGCTTTCATGAAAGTGGTCGATCATGATCTCAGCTTTTTGGCGAATGGCGTGTTCATTGCCTTCCACATATCGGCGCAGCTTCTTTTTCGCTTTCATGGCATCATATTGAGGATCATCACCAATGGTCTTGGTTAGCTTGTAAAAGCTCAAGACGGGTGTATAGCTTGCCAAAACGTCCAGGATAAAGCCTTCCTGGATAGCTTGTTTCATGGTGTAGCTATGAAAGGGGCGATGGCGTGTCTCATCTCCCATGGGCTCCGGATCTCCAAAGATCTCCAGAGTCTTGCCTTTGGGTGTGGCGGTGAAGGCAAAGTAATCCGCGTTCTTCAGCATCTTGCGGCTTTGCATGATGGCGTTTATCTTATCCTGCAAATCCATCTCATCATATTCCTGCACCACTTCAGATAGGGCACTATGCATCTTTGCCGAGATCCTGCCCCCCTGGCTGGAGTGCGCTTCATCGATGAGGATGGCAAACTTATTGCCCCGGTGCTCATTGCCTATTTCCTTCAAGATAAAGGGGAACTTCTGCACGGTGCTGATGATGATCTTTTTGCCGGAGCTGATCATCTTGCGTAAGCCGCCGGAATCCTCGGCATGGCCTACGATGGAGCTCACCTGAGCAAATTGCTTCACTGTATCTCTGATCTGTTTATCCAGAATGCGCCTGTCCGTAACCACGATGATTGAATCAAAGAGGGGCTTGCCCGCCCTTCTGAGATCGATCAATTGATGCGCCAGCCAGGCTATGGAATTGCTTTTGCCGCTGCCCGCACTGTGTTGAATCAGATAGCGCTTGCCCATATCAGACCCATCCACATCCGCCAAAAGCTTATGCACCAGATCAAGCTGATGATAGCGGGGGAAGATCAGCATACGCTTCTTTTTGCCCCTACTATCTTTTTCTTCCACCAGTTGCGCATAGTTTTCAAGGATATCGGAGAGCCCTTCCTTGCATAAGATCTCTTTCCAAAGATAGTCCGTGGCAATGCCCTTGGGATTCGGGGGATTGCCCGCGCCATCCTTGTAGCCTTTATTGAAAGGCAAAAACCACGAGGCATTGCCTTTCAGATGAGTACACATCTTTACTTCGTGATCATCAACGGCAAAGTGCACCAGACAGCGCCCAAAGGCAAAAAGCGGTTCCTTGGGGTCACGGTCTCTTTTGTATTGCTGCACCGCGTCATGCACTGTCTGCTTGGTGAGCTTGTTTTTCAGTTCAAAAGTAGCAATGGGCAAACCATTAATGAAGATAGCCAGATCAAGTGCCAAAGCAGTTTCTTCTCTGCTGTAACGCAACTGCCTGGTAACGCTGAAGATATTCGATTCGTGTAATGCCTTGGCTTTTGAGTTTTCTCCTGATGCTCTGCTATAGTAAAGCTCTATGCTATGGGGTCCGTGTTTGATGCCAGATCGCAACACATCCACAATCCCCCGTTTGGCAATCTCGCTGTAGAGCCTGTGCAGGAATTGCACGCGTTTGGGCCCTGGCACAGTTATATCCAATTGGCCAAACACCTCCGGCTGTGTCTGCTCCAAAAAGCACAACAGCAAAGTCAGATCAAGCACATACTCCCGGTCAAAATCATGCGGATCGCCCCTAAGATAATGCGCTTCCTCCACAAGGGATTCTACGATCAGGCTTTCCAAGCCGTATTCACTGGTATCAGTCGGCATCACCTACCTCCTCTAAGCTATCCTCAACCAAATCTTCAAACAGATCTTCTTGCTCTTCATCATAGTCAGGAATCTCTATATCCCGCACATCAAGGTTTCCGGTTACAATGTCGGAGATGAGTCTGGTTTGGAGTTCTTTAATATAAGGAATCTGGCTGTTAATGGTTTTAATCTGCGTCTCTATTTTTTCGCATAGTGATAGCACATAATCACATAGATGATTCTGAGTATCTATCGGTGGAACAGCTATCAAAGCATCCTTGATAGTATTCTTTGAAATACCAAATCTAGTTATACCATTGGCTGCAACATGGAATTGATATTGGTAAGTCTTTGCTTGCAGTGATCGGAGTAAGAACTCCGGGGTCACACAATCATCAGTAATCCTAATCAAACATAGATGATATGCACAGATCAAGTCTCTGATGTCTTGACAAATTAAAGATGGGACTGCTATATCATTCCACATTTCAGAATCTTTTGTGATAATGATATCTCCCTTAGATAGCCTATATTCGTTATATTCTGATTCGCTTACTGTGGCTTCCATAAACTCCATATCTGGCACAATGTATTCGTTTTTATATACATCAGTGTAATTGCATAAATGTACTGGTCGTTCGCTGGCATTTGTTTTCTTGTCAACTCCGCTGGGTTTGATTGTGGCTACGTTTCTTAGTTTTTTTACGGTCCACACCTCTGGTATCATTCCCAGCCAATCAACACCACTGTCTTTGTACTTGGGATAGGGCTTTCGGGTTCGGACATCAATCTTGCCGGTTACGGCATCGTTGATGATCACTTGCTTCAGCTCTTTGAGCAGCTCAATCTGTTTCTTCTTGATGCGGATATACTTATTGATCAGATGGTTCTTGTAGTCGAGATAACGGGCTATTTGCTCTTGTTCTTCATAGGGAGGAAGTATGTTGCTTATCAATCGAAAATGTTCAGGTCTCAGACTCCATTGATCAGAGGTAATCCCGTATGACCACTTTTCGAATACTTTTATCATGCTTGATGATCGAAATAGGTAGTGATAGTAATCAGGGCATATATTGATCTTAGGTTTGTGAATGATGTAGGCTGGGCTTACTATTCCCTTATACTTGGACACACCAATAGCTCCCTGCCAAGCTCGCATTTTGTTGTAAGCGATATCATTAGGCTCTACTAATTTGTACTTACTCTTGTCTAAGTTTGATGAGTCTTTCTTGCTCGAACTATTTATAAGATCTTCTTGAGTAATAATTCCCCTTGAAATAGTTACAGATAGGAGTTTCTCATTATCCCGCTTGGTAATGTTGCTTTCAGCGAAGAGTGCTCTGTTGGGCTTTGCTAACCAGTGTTTGGGTATAGATGCTATCCAATCTAAATCGACATTCTTGTATTCGGGATAAGTTTGTAAGCTCATTTAATCAATTCCCCAATAATCGTAGATAGAAGACCATCCCCCTCTTTTTCCAAAGCTTCAATATCTGCCACAATCTCTTTTATCGTCCGCAGGGGGATTGGCTTATAGAAATACTTGTTAAAGCTGATCTCGTAGCCGATCTTGGTCTTACTATCATCAACCCATGCATCAGGAGCATAAGGCAGCACTTCTGTTCTGATAAAAGCTTCTATTCCGCCTTGATGAAGAAAGGGAACCTGCTCAGTATCTCTCAAATCAGGATCAGGCTCATATTCCACAACTCTATTTTTCCCTTTGATCTCTTGCGCAAAGAGTCCTTTCAGTGGCTCTGACTTGGTATGGCTGCCATGTATCTTTTTGATTACCGGAGCCCCGTCAGAGCTGATCTTGCCTGTGTCTTTCAGAGCTTTGATCTCAGCAGCCTTGTATGCTGTCTCCGGATCAATATCCTTTGCTCTCAAGGGACGCTCCACCGTGACCTTGTAATAGCCAAAGGATGCATTGGGGAAGATTTTAGATTCCTCGGTCTCTTCGAAGCGGGTAAAGACGTTTACAATCTTTCTGATGTGATCTTCGGTTAGCTCACAGTTTCTGTCACCAAGGTTTTTTCTCAACGGTGTGAACCACTTATTGGCATCAATCAGTTGGATTTTCCCTTTACGGCGCTCTTCTTTGCGGTTGGATAGAATCCAGATATAAGTGCTGATGCCGGTATTGTAAAAGATGTTGTCGGGTAGCTGGATGATCGCTTCCAGCCAGTCGTTTTCGATGATCCAGCGGCGGATATTGCTTTCGCCACTACCTGCGTCTCCGGTGAAGAGCGCGCTGCCATTGTGTACGTGGGCAATTCTGCTGCCCAGTGCAGTATCCTGTTTCATCTTGGAGAGCATATTTACCAGAAACAACATCTGTCCATCGCTGGTACGAGTGATCATCCTGTATTCGGGGTCTCCTGCGTGGTTCACGATAAAGCGATAATCGGCAATCTCCTTTTTGCCGCCCATCTTCTCAAGATCTTTCTTCCAGTCAGAGCCATAGGGTGGATTGGAAAGCATAAAATCAAAGCTATGAGAAGGGAAACCGTCTTTTGAAAGGGTTGAGCCATAGGCAATATTATCTGCCTCAATGCCCTCTCCCTTAATGATAAGGTCTGCCTTAGCAATAGCATAGGTTTCTGCGCTGGCTTCTTGCCCAAAGAGGTGAATTGCAAGATCTTTATGGTTTGCTTTAGCTAAATCTTGAAGTCGTTCCTCTGCGACAGTTAACATTCCTCCGGTTCCGCAGGCTCCGTCATATACAAGATATGTGCCGGATTCTATCTTATCTGCAATGGGCACAAAGATTAGCTCTGCCATCAGATTCACAACATCTCTTGGGGTAAAATACTCACCAGCAGAGGCATTGTTATCTTCGTTGAATCTTCGGATAAGCTCTTCAAAGATAGTACCCATTGAGTGATTATCCAAAGCAGGATGAATTTCTTTGCCAGAAGCATCGAGTACCGGGATCGGAGCCAGGTTTATGTCATTATCCATGAATTTCTCAATCAATGGCCCCAATGAATCACTGTCGCATAGGGTGGGGATCATGTCTCTAAACTTGAATCTCTTGATGATGTCCTGTACGTTTGAAGAGAATCCGTCCAGATAGTTTTCAAAATTTGCCTTTAGTTTCTGCTGGTTTGCGGTAGCTTTCAGATCACGAAGAGTAAAAGGTGAAGTATTGTAATATGATAGCTTTGCCGCCCCACACAATGCAGCTTCCTGATTTGCAATACCCGCAGCATCGAGTTGAGCCTTTAACCTTAAAACATCCTGTTTCGTAGGCTCAAGGAGAACATCCAATCTTCGCAATACTGTCATGGGGAGAATAATGTCTCGGTATTTGCTGGCATCTACCACAAAATGTATCACTTGATCAGCAATACTCCAGATGAAGTTCACAATTTTACTGTGTTGAGCTTGATTCATGCTTTGCGCTTCCTCACTTGCTTTTTCAGACCCAGCTCATCTCTGTGAGAGTCCAGCGGGTTACCTGCATCATCTAGCCATACAAAAAAACCATCACTCGAAGCCCCGATTACAAAGCTCGAAGCTGCAGATGCTGATTTGAATTCTTGATCCTTTTGGAGGATATATTTGTTTTTTGATTTGTCCAGTAATAACACTTTGGAATCTATCAATGCATTTCTACGATCTAGTATGCCGCCGGAAAAAGACTTACTGTGCTCCAAAGCAATATCGGATTTTTTCAATAGTCTGAACACTTTCTCCTGCGTATTGTAAATGCACGAAGCGCTCAATCCTTTGATGGTTAGATGCAAATCAATAACTTCTGGAATAGGTGGATCTGGAGTTGGCATAGAGTTATCACTTCTACTTTTACGTTTTGGCTTCGTAGTTGAACCAACCTCGTTTTCATTAAACAATTTCCAATAATGGGGAAATTCTGTATCGCTAACAGCTTTATTCCCATATTTCTGCCTTATCAGACTCAAAACATCGTGAGCTAACAACGAGTCGTCAATGCATATCCTCTGAGCTTCTGGCTTCATTTCTCGTATGTATTTTAGGACTGTAAACTCATTATGCAGGTTCTTTCCAAAAATCCGTAAAGCTGCCTTAGTTTTACTTGAGTCCAGCAAGCCCTTAAGAATGCAGACTAATCTATCTTCTTTATCTTCCACCAGATCAAGTGAAATGATCATGCGTCCTGTATAATCACCGTTGTCCGGAGTTAAGCTGTTCAAGTAAAACTCCCAATATCTACCGTCAGTCAGAACACTCAGTGGTACGTTGTATTTGAGGCTATATGCCTCAAGTTGTCTGCGGTGGTTATCAATATTCGGCTTAAGCTTGCCTATAGCTTTGGTCTCAATAAAGATCTGGGGCTTGTAGTCTTTATTAACTCTTTTCCTAAGGGCTAAATCAACCCTTCCTTCATATACTTTACCATCATGAGGAGATGTTAACTTTTCAACCTTTAACTCAGTGTAGAATACATCAGGATTCCACACATCCCAACCAAGCTTATCAAGTACCCTAGTTACTAAACACCCCCGAACATGCTGTTCGTTTCTGTATGCGCCTTTCTCTAACAGCTTTCTGATGATCTTTATAGTTTCTACCATCTGTACCTCTTTCATGGATTTGCCTTTATTGCAAACATATCAGCAGACGATATCTGTCAATGATAAATTCTGTCTCATCCTTGCCCATCCTGATTTGTCAGCATACAGGGTAGTGCTTTCCTGGCTTCGGATCAATGATCACTTCTAAAGCAAGGAGCAAGCATGACCGAAGCGTTGATGAACCGAATCAAAGCTCAGTTAATCAGACATGAGGGCCTGCGGCTGAAGCCTTATCGCTGCACGGCTGGAAAGCTGACCATCGGTATCGGCCGCAATCTCGATGACAGGGGCATCTCCCAGAAAGAGGCTTATGCCATGCTGGAGAGAGATATCCAAGACTGCGAGCAGTATCTGATCGATGAGATACCCGATATTTATATTAAGCTCGATGAGGTTCGTCAGTCGGTGCTGCTCAATATGTGCTTCAACCTGGGCCTCAAAGGATTGCTGGAGTTTAAGAACACCTTGGCATTTATTGGTGCCGGAGACTGGGAACGAGCAGCCAATGGTATGCTAGCCTCCAAGTGGGCGAAGCAAGTGGGAATGAGAGCAATTGAGCTTTCAGAGATGATGAGGAAGGGCCAGTGATCCCTATACCGGTCGAGACCGATGTCATGCTCGCTATTCTCAACTTACCCAAGGAGATGTCCAACAATGGCATCTTCAAGGAGCATCAGGGCCTGGTTCTGGAGATGATCCACTCACTAGTTCTGCATGAGCACTATGATCGGGCAACTCACGAAGATATGCCGGAAGAGGAGCCTTTTCTGGTTTCTTTTCGTTTTGGGTTTTCATTCCTGATGCTGCACAGTACGTGTGAGTTTCTCAATTTAAAAACCCTGGGCGAGGGAATAGTCAAGACCGTAGGATTAGACCAGTCTGCCACCGAACTGCTCACAGGGAGCGAAATAGACGCATTTAAAGCCAATTTGGAACTGAGAGCACTATCTATCCTGCAAGCCTATCTTAATCCAGCCGGTCTGGATCGTTTGAACGAACTCAAACCCAGACAGCCTCGTGCTATCCGGGTGGGAGTGATCTGACATAAATAGAACGCAGATGACGCAGATCGAATGGATTGACGCAGATTTATGTATCTTAATAGCCTTCTACCGGAGTTGCCATGCCTGAGCAGAACTCCAATAACCTTGCTGAGGTCATGGTAGAAGTTTACAGAGCTATCTATGCCGCCCTGGAGAGCCGGCTGCACCTGATCGGTTCTGTGATCGATGCCGATTCACGTAAAGAGATTCTGGCACAGCAGATCTATGACAAGGGCGACTTCTACGGCAATACCGGTTATTTGCTGCAGACCACTGATACAGCCATGATCCTGAGAGTAGGCTCTAATGTGAAGCATGAGCCTTTCGTTTTGGGTGGCAAAGTGCCTTCCTGGACTCCGATCGTTCCACTTATAGCTTGGGTCGAACGCAAGCACCTGTCTTGGACTGATAAAGAGACAGGTAAAGCTCTGACTGTAGCCGAGATCGCCTATCTCATCCGGGGCAAGATCAAACGGGAAGGCATTGCCGCTCGTAATGTGTTCGCTTCAGTCATCGCCAACCGGGAGCAGTGGATCTATCAGCAGCTGAACGATATCGAGGTGAGCCTGTGACCGCCCTTGAGAAGTACCAAGCTGAACGCAGCCGCATCTCCGAGGCATTGAATCTTGCTGGAGTGGCTGAGACCCTATACAACAAGGACAACATCCCCAAGAACCTGCCCTGCGCCATCCTGATCCTCGATTCCGAGACAGGCAAGCATGGCACCTCCCGGCAGTATGTGGATACCGATATCGCCTGGACTGTGTTCCTGATCGTAAATGCCCAGAATGTATCCGATCCAGACACTGATCTATATTCACTCAAGGAGAAGTTCCGGAGTTACTATCAGAAGTTGATGAACCGGGACCTGCCTAGTATCGAGTATTACACCAGCCGTATAGACGGCACCAGACTGGTCAGGATCGCCAAGATTGACCTGCTGAAAAGTGGAACCGGAACAGGATCATGAGAGTAATGCGAATTGGTGCCTACAACTTGGCGATCAGCTCAGCATCTGATCTCCTGGAGAGCAAGTACAAACCGGAACCCATAGATCTATCCAAGTATCGGCGTATTGGGACGCAGTTGATATCCAAAGCAGCCGAGACCAAGAAAGTAGTCTCTCAGCCCTATTCGATGAGCAATCTGCTCAATCTCTTGGATACCGATGAATACCACTCCGGCTGTATCGATGCCCTGACTATGGCGACCATCATGCAGTTCGACTGCAAGAACAGCCAGGTAAAAGCCTGGATGGAAGCCGCCGAGTTCCCTGCCTGTGAAGATCAGACCACCATACTGGCAGAACTGATGAAGTTCTATCTCGCTTGTGGGAATGGCTTCCTGATCAAGATGCGAAACGCCCAAGGCCAGTGGATGGGACTGGAGAGGATGCTGCCCAGTGAAGTGCAGATCGTGGAGAACTATGATGAGTTCGGCTTCTTCAAGCCTAACTACATCCAGGTCAAAAACAACCAGAAGAAGGACTTCGCATACGAGGACATCATCCACGTGAAGAAGTCCTCCCACAGATCCAACGCATGGGGCCTGGCTTGCCTGCCCATTGCCATCAACATCGAGATATTGGGTGAGATCAAGACCTTCGACTACAACAACTTCAAGAACGGCCTCATGATCGACTACTTCGTGATTGTGGAAGGTGGAACGCTTAGAGACGGAACTGTCACCGATGAGCAGGGAAATGAAATCTTTACAGACGCTTATACCGAGATAGAGAAAGCACTTACCGAGGTCAAAGGCAACGCTAAGAGCCACTCCACTGTGCTGATCGAGAGTGAGAGCCGGGACGTGAAGATACGCCTTGAACCCCTCCGTCAGCAAGACCGGGAAGGCGGCTTCTTAGGGCTCAAGAAAGACCTCAGGGAAGGCATCCTCGCATATCACAGGGTACCTGCCAGGATTGTCTCACAGCTTATCCCAGGGCAGCTTGGTGGCGATAACAGTAGCGATATGCGGATGTTCTACCAGTTCGTAGTCAGACCGCTGCAGAACCGCCTAGCATTAGCCTTGGCGAACGAGTTCAACTTCGACTTCGGATGGAGTGTAAAACCGGAGGACTTCAACTTCGGCAACCTGACCGAGGTGCTGCAAACCGCTGATGAGCAGCTCTTCATGCAGAATCGAAACTTCGGAGCATAGAATTGTATCTTACTCACATTAACCATCAACCACTTAAGAATACCAAAGGAGGTAGCGTGAATCGTAAACGCACCATTCTCAAGGGAGAACTCCGTAACGTGGAAGTCGAGCTGGTCTCGCTTCTATTCGATGAGATGACTCCTGCCAATCAGAAGGGCTTTGTGGTCAAGAACGCTTCCGGTAGAAGCTTTGAACACAAGATCAACTCCACCAAGTTCAAGAGTGAAACGAGTGGCACTCAGGGACGGCTTTACGTCACTCTAATGGAACCCAATATCCACGATTCCCAGGGTGACTATTATACCCGGGAAGAGATTCAGAAGTCCTGTGATCACTTCGCAAAGCATGGCCTGGTCGGCAAGTGCGATGTGAACCACAACATGCAACCCGTACCTGAGTTTACCGTGGTCGAGAACTACATCCTCAAGACCAGTGACAGAGAGCATTTTCCCGATGCTAAAGTCGGCTCTTGGGTGCAAGTACTCAAGTGCGAAGACCTCAACTCTGAGCTTTGGCAGAAGGTCGAGAAAGGCGAGTTCAATGGAGTCTCTATCTACGGACGAGCCGATGACTACCGCAGTGCGGAAGCCAGTCTTGCCGAGATAAAGAACGAACTGAATAGCCTGCGTAAGGTTGCGGAGCATAACAACAACTCCGAGCTGCAGAAGGGCATTACCGCTATCACTGAGAAGATCAGTGAACTGGAGAAGGGTAACCCCAACCTCCAGCTTGGTGATGCCATCCACAGCATCGAGAAGAGCCTTAAAGACCTCTCTGTCACCATGAGCAGAGCCATCTCCAAGTCCATACCCGGAGAGCCTGATGCTAACCAGTCCAATGTGGACAAAGAAGTCACCATCGATGGCAACAAGATCATGGTCAAGGCCAGCCATCGTGAGATCTACAAAGGCATCTCTGACGTGGACTCCGGCAAGGCTATGAACATCCTTACAGCCAACACCACCAGCCTCTTCATCGATGAAGTGATTGGATCGCAGCCTGGTGATACCCTCTCGGATATCTCTGTCCTGCCACTACTGAAAGACGAGAAGATCGACGTTGGACTAATCGATGACCTGGTCTTCAAGAACTCCCTCGATGGTGCTTTGACGGCTCAGAACGTGAGTACAGCCGACCTGTCTGTACCCACCGGGATTCTCAATGCTGAGTTCACTCTGGGACGTGATGTGGTCGAGTTCTACAAGGACAAGTACGGTGAAGATGCCTTCGGAGCATATGTGGAGAACCACATCGCCAAGAAAACCGAGAAAGCCATCCGTCTGCTCCTCTTCAAGGGTGATCGGGCTTCCGCCACTGCCAAGATCAAAGCTCTGGATGGAGTGGTCAAACTGGCTACCACAGCCACCGACGTCACCAACCTCTCCAAGACCACCTACACCGACTGGGCGAAGCGCTTCGAAGCCGCTCTCCTGGCCTTCTCTGACGAGATGTTGGAAGAGCAGGAGAACTTCAAGTTCTATGTTGCTCACAAGGATCTGATCCGCATCCGGGCTGAACTCGCCAAGCGTGAGACCGGAGCTGGAGATCGTCTGCTGCTTGAAGGCGGCAACGTATCCTTTGCGGGCATCCCCGTAAAGCCCCGTCTCATGGATGCCGATTACATCATCGGCGGTCTGCCCAAGTTCATAATCGTCGGCTATCGCACCGATGCCGAACTCAAAGTCGAACACCACGGAAGCGATTGGAAATACCACTGGTACATCCGCATCCGGCCCGGCATCACCTATATCTCGGGCTTCGTGAAAGTGTTCAAACTCACCACCTAAGCAATAACCAGATAAAGGAGTATCTATGGACTTCATCTTCGCCAATCAGGAGTTTTTCCTGGGCCTGATCTCGGCTCTGGTGGTCTGGATCATCTCCAGAACCACCGGGAAGCTGATCGACAAGGCCAAGGTCAACTCTGCCCTGGCCATCATCCTGGACATCATCCAGGATATCAAGATCAACCCTGCCACCAAGGATCTGGACGACTATGCCAAGAAGCAATTGGCAGTGGAACGGGCAACCAAGTCCCTCCCTGCCAAGCAAACAAATGTCATCCTCAAAGTCTTCGGCACTATTGGAGGAGCCATCGAATACGTGTTCCATAACCGCAAATGGCTCTTTAGTATCGGTAAGGCGATCAAAGGGGTGTTCTGATGCCCCAGCCTATTTCGCAGCCCACCTATCCCTCCAACATGACCGAGGGTGACCTGAGCTTCAGCAAGCTCATGGATGTGTTGATTGCCGATTTCGTTTACTTCGGGATCGGCACCTACGACCAATTATCCATAGAGACGCTGTATGCCACTCAAGCCTCGGTCAAGACGGAACTAAGTAC